TGACCAAGGCGAAAGCTCTGGCACCTGAAGTCGTGACCGCTGGCCTGACCGACGCCGCTGTTCGTAAGGCTATCGTCAGCGCCAAGCTCGGCGATGCCGTGGTTGCTGGCAAGTCGGAAGCCTACGTTGACGCCCGGTTTGAAATTCTGGCCGAGGGTCTGGCTGACGGCGCATCTGTGATCGACTCGGCTCTTGCCGATACGGCGCGGACGCCTGTGAGCGTCGTGGGCGATAAGGCTGCGTATGACGCCGCTGTTATCGCCGAAAAGAAGAAGCTGAACGCCCGCTACGCTCAGTAAGCCACCCGCCGTTTAGTCGGCATAGAAACACGGCCATTCGTTAGGCTAGGAGACCAACAATGCCCCAACAATTCAAGACGACTCTGGCGGCCTACGCGAAAGGTCGTCGGACCAATGCGGAAAACTGGAACGGTTTTTCGCGCACTTACGAAACGCCGACCCTTCTGCTCGGGTTTGGCGTCCCCGTCGCTCGTGGTGTCGGTGAGAATGGTATTATCGCTTTTGCGACTACCGGCTTCGTCGGTGTCGCAGAGGCGGTCGCCATCCTCCCGCACACTGGCGAGGGTTTCATGCAGTATGACACTGTTCCAGTGATGGAATGGGGCGTCATTGGCGTTGACGTTGGAACCAACGTTATCGTTCACGGCGCACCTGCTGCTTGGAACAACACGACGAAGCTGTGGAGCGCCGTTGGCACCATCGCTGTCGCTGTTCCCGGCTGCGTGTTCGAATCCTCGGGGACCGGCATCGTCGGCCTTCGCGTCCGCAAAGTCGCGTAAGCGCATCCACATAGGGAACAGGAATTATGAACCAACGAGTTGTTACCGCAATGGATGCGCAAGCACTGACCTTCGTGCAAGGCCAGTCCTACCGCATCAATACGACGGTGCTCAGTGCCATCTATCCGAACTGGAACTTCGAGGACTTGATTTACGTCGAGACCGAAGGGAATGCTTGGGCGACTGGTGTTGTCACCTATCTGTCCGATATGACGGGCAAAGCCGAGTTCGTGACGGCTGCGGCGAAAGATATGCCGCTGGCCGATGTGAGCCAAGACTGGCAACTGAAATCCTTCCACTTGGCAGGTATCGGTTATCAGTTCAACCTGGAAGAAGTGAACACCGCCCTCAATATCGTCGGCGGCGCATTGCCTGCTCGTCGTGCCGTCGCAGCGCGGGAAGCCTACCGCAAGTTCATGTGGGACACCACGCTGGCGGGTCAGGCCGAAAAGGGAATGACCGGGGTGTTCAACAACCCGTTGGTTCCGGCCACCGTTGCACCGGCTGACGGCACTGGCGGCGTCCCGTATTGGGTCAACTCGGCTCTCGTTGGGACCAAGACCCCGGCGCAGATTCTGCGTGACTTCAACATCGCGGTGTTCGGCACTGACTCGGCGACTTACGGCGCGATCCTTGCGAACGTGGTTCTGCTCCCCGATGTGGCTTACAACTACATCGCGCAGACGCCGATGAACGACAACAGCATGGAAACGATCCTGTCGTTCATCCAGCGGACGAACCTCTACACGCAGCAAACCGGGAAGCCGATTCGCATCCGTGGTATGCGTGAGCTCCGCAATGCTGGCACGGTCGGCGCTGGCGCGGCAAAAGGCCGTCTCGTGGCCTATAACGACAGCCCCTCGCTGTTGAAGCTGCACCTGCCGATGCCACACCAGTTTCTGCCCGTCCATCAAGACGGTTGGGGAAATTGGGTTATCCCCGGAATCTTCCGCACCGGGGGCGTGGAGTTTATGGTCACGCAGTCGGCCTACTACCTCGACGGGATTTCGGACGTTCCCGCGTAATCGCTAGGGGTGTCTCATGCCTGTCGAACCGTTCGGTGTTACGACAACTGTTCCGTCTCGCGTTGACCCCCTCCCGGTGCGCGAGACGGCTGACGGTGCTGCTGTCTTTCTGACAGCGGCACCCTACCTGCTGACCGATGGGAAGTCGCTCGTAGCGCCTACTCCTATCGTGCAGGCTACGGGAGATACCTATCTCGACAAAGGCGGAAAGCTGCGATCCGTCAAGAAGGTTAAGGGACTTGTCCCGCCTTCGACGCCGCTGTTTAAGGCGAACATTCCTGCATATACTGCGGGCAACCTGCCTGATCTGGTCGCCTCCACGCCTTGGACTCAAGGTGTCGTAGCGGATCAGCCTGTGCTAACGCCGAACGCATTTCCTCCTGATCCCGGCTTGACCTTCGACGGGGTAAGCGATTACCTTCTGAATGATAACGCCGCGATCATCGCCGCATTCCAAGCAGGTAATTACAACCTCGATGTTGTGTTTATTGTCATGGCGCTGGCTGATGTTCAGATATTCAGCGTTGGCGGGATTTCTAACTCCGTCAACGCGATCCAGTTGAGGCTTACAATCAACGGTGCGTTGCGTATCGAGTTGCAAGGCCCGACGCCTGTTAATACAACGATTGCCACACCGAATGGTTCGATTGTCCCCGGTGTCGCTTATACTGCTCACTACGATCAGTTCAACGGATGGGGTCGTCTGTTCCTCAACGGTGGCCTAGCGCAAGAGAGAGCAGTCGGTGAAATGCCTGCGTCTCTAACCAAGGTAAGTATTGGCGTTCGACGCCGTGCAAGTAATGGGTTGTTCTTCAATGGGCATCTCAGGTCTATCGAGGCATCACGAATTCTGTAGAGGAGACAACCATGTCTAAGGGTAATACTTTCGAAAACGACCTATTGCGGTTGATCTTCAATGCCGTTGCTATTGCGAACATTGCTGACAACGCGGTCTCTGCGCCTCTGACGCAACTATTCGTGTCGCTGCACACGGCTGATCCCGGCGAGACTGGCACCGAGGCGACGAGCGAAGCCGCCTATGGCGGCTACGCCCGCGTAGGCGTCAACCGTAACACGGGCGGGTGGGTTGTGACTGCGAACTCAGTGTCGCCTGCTGCAAACATCGACTTCCCCGCGGTGACTTCTGGCACAGGCACACTGACGCACTTCGCAATCGGCGTTGCGGTCTCGGGCGCGACTAAGGTTCTCTACAAGGGCGCAATCGCGCCGACCATCACGATTGCGAACGGAGTCATTCCGCGCCTGACTACGGCTACGGCTATCACGGAGGACTAAGCCTATGCCTTCCTACGTAGACAGCGGAACAGATGCTCGTCTGGCCAAAGATGCCGGAATCACTTATACGCATGACTACATGCGTGTTGAGTTCGATTTCATCTTTGGCGGCGGCGTCCCTGTCTATACGACCGCGCTCTCAACTACGGGTGTCGAGGTCAGCTTGCGCACCGATGGGCAGGTTGCTATCTATTTTGGGGAGGCCAACGGGGGCTCAGGCTTCTTCGCTCAGTTCTGGCCTAGCCCAGACCCGGTAATAGGCGATCCTGTCACTCTCATCATTGAGCTGGACATTTCCGCAGGTCTCCCCGGTGGGAAGGCTGTTATCATTACATGGAACGGCGCGGTTGTTGTTTCCGGTGGCACGGCAGGTTCAGGCAACTTCGGCGGCAACTACCTCGTCCTCATGTCTGATTGGGGTGGGGACAGACACTGGAGCACAATCTTCAGTCGAGTCTATGCGTTCTACAACGATGCGGTCCAATTAAATCTTTCAGGCCCCGCATCAGTCTGGAACGCCTCCGTATGGACTGACAGGGCAGACTTCACGGACTACGGTTCGGGAAGCAGCACCTCGGACACCGTAGGCACGGCAGACGGTATCGCAACTGCTGCTGCTGTAGGCCAGTCAATTACTCAAACTTCTGGTTTGGCGGATGGTATCGCTACCGCCGCTGCGACTGCTCAGGCTGTCAGCCAAACTGTAGGTTCGTCGGACGGTATCGCAACTGCTCTGGCCACCACCGCAGCCGCCGACAGTATTGTATCTTCGAGTGGGGCTGCTGATGGCGCTACCGTTGTAACAGGTATTGCGGGGGCGATCACTCCTACATCAGGCGATTCCCAAGGGGTAGCAAGCGCGGCTGCTGCGAGCAGCCCCATTATTACCGCTTCGGGGACTAGCGAAGCCGTAGCCGTAGCCAATGCTGATGCGAGGGCTCTTACTCTTGTCAAAGGTTCTTCTGATGGTGTGGCCACCGTTATCGGTGTGACGTTTGGCGCAGATAACTTGAGGCGTCCTCCTCGTTTCGCTGCAAACAGTCTTACAGGCGGGAAGCTGGTATCACCGAGTAAGCTGGATGGCATCCTTTATAGGGAGGCAAGTTAATGCCAACCTCGACGTTCTATATTAAGCAGGGAGACACGGCTCCTGACATTGCATATACGCTTACACCTCCCACTGATCTAACAGGGGCGACGATTGTATTCAATCTACGTCTGAAAGGCTCGACCGATCTATTACTTGATAGAGTGCCTGCTGAGATTGTTGGTGCGCCTACTCAAGGCGTCGTCAAGTATTCTTGGGTTACTGGTGACACGGATGAGATAGGCGATTACGATGCCGAATTCGAAGTGACTTATCCAGACGGCACTATCGCAACCTATCCGAATTACAAATACTTCCCCGTGAAGATTTCGGACGATCTAGGATAACCTGAAGATGAACTATGAGGACTTAAAGAGTAAAGTGATCCTCGCCATCGTCAGCGTGGTTCTCTGGCCTGTCAGTGTCTACATACGGCTGCACGAACGAAACCAGAAAAGTAGGAGATAGCTATGCCACTTGTTACACTCATAGTCGTGCTTGTTATCGTCGGGGTCGCGCTTTGGCTTATCAACGCCTACATTCCGATGGACCCGAAGATCAAGACCATCCTGAACGTGGTCGTCGTGATTGCCGTGGTCCTCTGGCTGCTGCAAGCGTTCGGGCTGATCGGTAGCCTCAACGCAGTCACCATCTAAGGAGCCGCCCATGACCCCCGTAACGCCAGAGAAGTTCAAAGCCGCCAAGCCGCAGTTCGCTACGGTTGACGATGCTGTCGTGCAGAGCTATCTTGATCTGGCTCTGATTCTGGTGGGCGAGTCATGGCCGACCCAAGAGATATACGACCAAGCAATCATCTCGATGACGTGTCACCTTATGACGCTGGATGGTCTCGGCACCGATCCCGGGAGCTCTAACTTTGCACTCGGTAACGACGTTTACGAGACGATCAAAACAGGCGTCGTGACGCTGACTCGCTTTAAGTCGGCTGCGCAAGAAGCGGGGATTAGCACAAAGGGATGGCTCTCGCAAACCAAATGCGGACAGTTCTATATGGTGTTAAACAAATCCTTCCACGGTGGCCCACGTATCGCGTTCGGTGGGGTGGGTCCGATTGGAGGCCCGACAGCCTACGCAAAAGACGGATGGTTCTGGTAATGGGTCTGTTTGATACTACTCATATTCAGGCCACCGTTTATAGCGCGCTCTCGCCGCTGTATAGCGATGCCACAATCGAATTGTGGAAGAGCGAGCGCAATCCCGACTCCAACACAATGGGCAAGGTGTTTGACTACGAAGCAGCTTGCAAGGTGCAGAAAGATGCTTGCACTCAGGCCCAGCGCCGTGAGGTCGGCTACAGCGCGACCGACGTTCGTTTCCTGATCCTGCAATACGGGCTGGCACTTGAGATCAATGACGACTCTCGTTTGGTCTTTAAGGATGAGACTTACTCGATCCAGAGCGTCAGTGAAGACCCGCCGCGCTCTTATTGGGACGTGCGAGCGAGGATCATGCTGCCCGTAGGGTCTTGACAGGTGCCGTGGTTCCGTGTTATCGGTGTCGTGTTCGACTATGTGCCTAAAGGCGGCAAACTGCGAATGCGATCATTCCCTAACGGTGGCCCGTATTTCGGCTCAACAGCCTGCGTGGACCAAGGACTGAACGCAGGACGAGTAGTCAGGATTTCTAAACCCGAAGGTTTTAAGGTAGACAAAAGAGGCGAGGTCGTAAAAAGTGGACCTGACGTTTGAAATCAAGAAGCTGGTTATCGGCACATTGATGAACGATTCAGTCGTCTCTAGTCTCGTTGACCCTGATCGCATTTACGGCAATATTACTCCTTCCAACCCCGGCATGACGTTTATTCGTTGTGAAGGCATGGAGGCCGTTCCCTATAACGACAGTTGCGGCGTAGGCACAGAGCAAGCCTTCCGCGTCCATGTGTTCACTGACGGTGAAGATACGGTCGCCAAGATCGCGGCAGCAGTTACAAACGCTTTGAACGGAGCCATCGGCTTTTTGTTCATCGACTGGCAGTTAACTCAATATCTGCTAGACTCCGAAGGCGAAGCTGACGCACAACACGCCGCGATAGACTTCGATGTTGCAATGACGCAGTAGCGTCTTAATTTATGAGGAAAATATGGCACAAGCCACTACGATCCGCTACGGTCAGCAACAACTGCTCGTGAGCGACAATGCGTCCGTCCCGGTGTTCACCGCGCCGTGCGGCATCACGAGCCTTACCCGTCAAATTCAGGCCAACACGTCTGACGTGGACATTCCTGACTGCGACGACCCAGATGCCTTCATCTGGCTTGGCGTTGACGTAAACTCCAAGCGCATGTCGCTTCAGTTCTCCGGTCTGCTGGCTGAAGAAGCCATCGAACTGTGGGATGATTGGGCGATGGAAGAATCCGTCCGTGCTTGCCGCTGGTATCGCAACATCGCCGCTCCTAATGCTGGCTATTGGGCGGGACCGGGCGTGTTGACTTCCTACGAGGAAAACTCGCAGAACCGCGGTCGCTGGCAGATTAGCGGCACCATCATCTTCGATGGCCAACCGCTCTGGACGGCACAGCCGTAATGGCGAAAACCGTCAAGGTGACTCTTGAATGGGCGGACGGGGAATACCCGTTCGCCCTTCGTAGTGGCGAGATCGAAGAGCTCGAGTCGATTAGCTTCAATCCGGAGACGGAGAAGAAGGGTATCGGCATCGGTGCTGTCTGGATGCGCCTGATGGGTGGTGGCTGGTTTGTCGGTGACATTTTCAACGTCATTCGCCTCGGTCTGATCGGCGGCGGGCTTGACGAAATCAAAGCCAAGCGGCTCGTTGACTTCTATGTCAAGAACAAGCCGCTGTCGGATAATGGATACGTTCGGACGCCATCGCCGTCTAATCCTCTGACGGTGGCCCAAGCAATCCTAGCGGCAGCAATCGTCGGTGTTGACGAAGAGGAACTCGACTCGGGGGAGTCTCAGACCCCGCAGCCTTAACTGACTTTGATTCGTTCAGAGCCATGTTTATAGACTTCGGGGTCGCTCCAAGCGAGGTGAAACGTATGTCGATGGCAGAGATGCACGGCACGATGCGCCGACTGTCGGAGCGGACTACTAAGAAGGGCAAGATGCCCACTAAGTCCGAAGAAGAAAAAGCGACTGAGATATTCGCTAAAATGGTAGCGAACGATCCGACGGTGAGGTTGAACTAATGGCTGTCACGGCTGACTCCGTAATCGTCACTATGGCTGCGCAAAACGCGCAATACAATGCCGAGATGAACCGCTCTATCGCTGTCGCGGAGCGGATGGAGAAGGCCGAGGCTTCGCGTGCTCGCGCATCGGTAGTCGCCGCGCAACAGATGCTTACAGAAGCTAAAGCATTAGGCGCTAAGAACAAAGCCAATATCGACGTAGCGAAAAATGCACTCGCTGCTGCTAAGGCGTCGGAGGCTCAGATAAAGGCTAGTAACGCTAATAGCGTTGCAGTTCGGGCTGAGACTAAAGCTATCGCCGCAAAAGCTACTTCGCTCTTTCAATCTGCTGTCGCGGCAGAAAAAGAAGCTAACGCGGTTGCAACGGCGGCGGCGAAAACTGCTGCGGCCGAACGTAAGAAATATACCGATATGGTTGCCGCTAACGAGGCAGCCTATACTACTATGATTCGTAATGCTCGGCGTGAAGCAACTGAAGAAAATAAACTTAGGACTCGTGCCGCGAACGAAGCTATCGCACAGCAAAAACGTATTGCTGAAGAAGCCGAAGCTAGTGCAAAACGTCAGGCACGGGCTGCACGTCAGGCTGCTGCTGAGGTTGCTGAGGCGCAGCGTCAAGCTAATATCCCCTTCTTCGCACGTAACGTTAACGCGCAAAACTTGCAATCGAACCCTGCGAACATCGCAGCGCAGTTGAATGACGTTGGCGTTACCGCCGCTATGGGCATGAGTCCGCTGATGATCGCCTTGCAGCAAGGCACACAGTTGACTCAAGCCTTTGCGGGCCAGACTGTCAAGCAATCCATAGTTGGTCTCGGCGCTGCCTTCGCGGGAATCGTCAACCCCGTTGGGCTGTTGACCATTGGCCTTGTGGCCGGGGCGGCGGCGTTGATTCAGTGGGGCATTGCAGCGGCTACGTCAGGCGAAGATGCTGAAGAATTCGAAAAGAAGGTCGAGGCTATCGAGAAAGCAATGACTGCGCTGACACAAGCGACAGCCGCTATCTCTGGCACTAACATATCTGATAACTATTCTTCTGCCGCTGCCGACGCTTTGCGACTCCTTGAAATCCAGCGTCAAATCGCCGAGATCAATGCCCAGATGGCGATCAGAGGCGTAATGAACTCTGCTGCCGCGCAGGTCGGTGCTATCACGACGACTGCTCAGATCGCTGCGGCTCAGGCCGCTTACGATGCTGCTGCGGCTTCACGTCTGCCAAGAACGCCGAGCACTATGGGCATTCCTTCTGCTACGCAAGAGGAAGTCCTTGCTCTCGAAGTGCAACTAGGTGTTTTGAAAAACTCGGCTGCTGACGCTGCGAACAAGCTAGCGGAAATGTTCAACGTCCCGCCAGCAGCAGCGCAGCAAATCCAAGAAATGCTCGGTGCTTTGCGCGATGCACCCGATGCGGCTGCACAACAGCAAGCGGCTGTCGATCTGCTTGACTACGTTTCAAAAGTTACCCAAAAGCTCAGCCTATCTACCGAGGAAGGCCAGAAGCTCGCCGATCAGATTTCGGCTGCTGCACTTGCTGCGATTCAACTGAATAGCATTGATACCTCTGGCGGTTTGTCTGCTGCCGCACTAGCGGCGGCTGCGCTCGCCGATAAAATTGAAGCCGCTAAGAGCGATATGGAGGCTCTGGTCGAGGCTGCCAACGGCGCTCAACTAGATCGTATTGGCGCTAAGGCGCGCAGAGACGCTATCATGGGCGGCGCTTCCGAAGAGGATGCCGATATTGCTGGTCGCGTAGCAGAGGAAGCATTTAGGAACCGGGATGCTCTTGGTTCCGCTGATCCCATTACCCGTGCTACCGCTCGTGCTGCATTGATCCGCTTTGAGGAAGAACTTAAGAATACGCAAAAGCTCGAAGCTGAGATTACGGCTGAGATCGAACGCCAAGAACAGGCGATTAAAGACGCTACTACTGCATACGAAGCGGCGGGCGAGGCTGTCAAGTCGATCAAAGACGATATTGAAAATATCGCGGCGACTAACATCGGTGATCGTGCAAGATTCGACGCGCTTGCCGGTGGCGCTACTGAAGGCGAGGCTGATATTGAAGCGAAGGTGGCTGAAGCCCGCTTCCGCAACAGAGCAGCTTTTGGCTCACAAGATGCTGCTATCCGCGCTGAGGCAAATCGCCAGCTAGCGATCTACGAGGCTCATCTGCGAGAAGCAGAAAAACTGGCTGTCAAGATAGCCGGTCAAATTCAACTAACTGCGGACGAGGCCGAGCGGGCTGCAAAAGCTCTTGAAGATGCTGCGTCCGCGATGGAAACCATTACCGGGCTGGCCGATAGCGCACAACTTAGCCGGATCGGTTCGCAAGCGCAACTCGATGCGCTTCAAGGTGGTGCAACGAACGACGATGCTGAGATAGCTGGTAAACTGGCTGAAGAAGCCTTCCGCAATCGTGATGCTCTTCATTCAAGCGAGCCTGCTATCCGTGCGGCTGCTGAAGCTGAGATGGCACGTTACGAAGCTGATCTACGCGCGCAAGCTAAACTTGAGTCCGAGATCAACAAGATACTCGAGGCGCGTAAGAAAGCGATCAAAGACCTCAAGGACGAACAAAACGAATACAAGGATGCTGTCAAAGCATTGCTTGAGCGTATCGAACTGCTTAACGAGCAGACTAATGCGCTTAACGGCGCATCTTACTCGTTGGCTAACTACAATCGTATCCTCGAGCGTGCCAAGATCATTCACGATCTGACCAACGCCGCTGTTAAGGAAGGTGTTGCACTTACCCCCGAAGTAACCTCCGCCATTGAAGCTCAAGCCGACGCTTACATCAAAGCCGCTGAGGCCGAGGAGACAGCAGAGGACCGCATGAAGCGGTTTGCTGATCTCAGCGATCAAATCTCCAACAGTCTGCGTTCCGCGTTCGATAATATGTTCGATGATCCGATTGAGGGTCTCAAGCAACTATCTGAAGAATTGGCGCTTCTTGCGATCAAACTGGCCGCAATGAAAGCCTTCCCCAATATCTTCGGCAAAGATGGTATGATGGACTTCGGCTTGCCGGAGCTTGGTTGGCGCGGCCAGATGGCACCTCCGGGCGGCGCTGGCGGCGTCATTACACCGAGCGGCGTGGCTGCGCCTGTCGTGGGCGTAGCTTCTAGCACATCGGGGGCCACCGTTCTAGGGACTGGCGCAACTGGTGATCTTCCGGCTGGCGCTGAGGGGCTGCTTAACCTGATCCGTCGCGCTGAAGGCACGGCTGGCCCGAACGGTTACAACACGACTCTCGCTAATGGTGCTTTGCTTCCAGGTGGTCAAGAGCAACAACTTACGAGCATGACGCTGCGCCAAATTCTTGAGATGCAACGCGGTATGTTGGCTCATCCTGATAACCGTTGGAATTCGTCTGCTGCTGGCGCATACCAGATCGTAGGCACGACACTCGGTGGCGAGGGTCTGGATGGCTCCGGCGGTCTGATTAAGTCGATGGGTCTAAGCCTCGATCAGTTGTTTACGCCTGTGTTGCAAGACATGATGGCTCAACAGTTGGTCGCAGGTCGAGCTGGTCAAGGCGTCACTGGTCTCCGTAACGAGTGGCAAGGTCTGATGAATGTCGATACTAATGCGATCTTGGCAGCGCAAGCACAGCCTACCGTCATGCCTGCGACGGCCTCGACGATCCAGCAACTCTTGACTACGCTTTCCACTCAGGCGGCTGGTCCAGCCTACGCGGGCGGGCAAGGTATGGGTGTCGGCGCTAACATCGGGAGCTTCCTTGCCCAACTCGGCAGCCTGCTGCTCGGCGGCTTTGACGAGGGCGGTTACACCGGACCCGGAGCCGTTGGCAAGCCTGCCGGGGTTGTCCACAAAGGCGAGGTCGTGTTCTCACAATCTGATATTGCTCGGGCTGGTGGTGTCGGTTCTGTCGAGGCTTTGCGGCTTGGCGGTCGCCTGCCGGGATATGCAAACGGTGGCCTAGTCGGCATAACGCCTGCTATGGGCGGCTCATCGCGCCGTGGGCGCGATGTAACGTTCCAGATGATCGACCAACGGCCAGCGGGTTCGCCTGATCTAAACATCGACAAGTCAACGACTCGTGGACCGACTGGCGATGAACTCGTCAAGATTTACGTTAAAGAAGGCTTTGCGCGGGGTAGCTTTGACTCGATCGTTAATCGTCGCCTCGGCACGAAAACTTCAAAGGTGGTGCGCTAATGCCTGTAACTGTTTACGAATGGCCTTCCGCGGTCCCCGACTGTATCTATCCGCTGTCTCCGCAAGGTGGCGTGAAGGCTAACCGCTACTCCTTTGAAACCGATTCGCCTGCCCCACCTATCGAGCGTCCCATCCATACGTGGGCGCCGGAACAATACACTGTCGATCTGGTTCCGATGAGCATTGCTGCGTTCGAGGTTTTTCAAACGTGGTTCCGGGGAACGCTTGGTTACGGTGTATCACCGTTTCGTTTTAAGCATCCGATCACGAAAACGTATATGTCGTGGCGCTTCGTTAACTCCGATCCGCCATATCAGGTTACGAAGTCGCGTCGGATTCCTACCGACCGTCCGAATCGTAAGGCGATTAACGTGACGTTCTCGATCATGTCGATGCCGTATTCGTTTCCGGCTGACTTCCTGGTTCAGGAAGGTGTCGATTACGTGCAGCAAGAAAATACGAGCCGTATCGTCGTCAAAGACGGTTACAGCTTTATGGGATAAGATATGCCGCGTTCTATATTCGACAACCACGAGGATGATCTTAGGAAGCCGATCAGCAAGTATTCGCTGATCGCTTTCTTGACGATCACTAACGACGCGCTGCCGACACCTATTCGCGTAGCTTCGGACCCGACCGATTTTATTGTTGATGGCGAAACGTTTGTTGGTATTCCGTTCGATGTTTCAATCGTGTCTGACGGCGAGTCAGCTCCGACTGCACAGTTGCGTATCCAGAACATCACGCGCGAGATTGGTGATGCGGTGCAAGCTGCGACTGGCCGGATCGGGGTCAAGGTTGACATTCGCAGCACGATGGGCTTCGACCTTAGCGTTATTCCGAGGATTGTCTCTGGCGCGGGATCGGGGTTCGTCATGGGCTTCGATCACTTTGAACTGATTGACGTGCAGGTAAACGACACTGAGGTAACTGGCACCCTCATGCTGCGTGACTATTCCCAAGAGCCTTGGCCATCGGGCAGAACGACTAAGGCACGATGCCCGGCTCTTTGGTAAAATATATTGGCATTCCGTATGTGCTGAACGCTCGCGACGGCTTTACCGCTGCCGACTGTTGGGGTCTAGTCCGACTGATCTATAAGGCCGAACTGGACATTGCGCTTCCAATATACGGTGAGATTGACACTAAGGACTTGCTTTCCGCTGCAAAGCGGATTAAAAAGCAATCCAGCGGCTTGCCGTGGATAGACGTAAGGGAGCCTCAGAACTTTGACGTAGTTCTTATGCGGCATGGACCGCATAGTAACTTCCCCGGTCACGTTGGGGTTTGGTTCGACGGCTGCATCCTTCACGCACTTGACGGCATGGATTCGGTCTTGGCCAGAGCTACTCACCTCTCCGTGGCTTGGAGAATACTAGGTTACAGACGACATGCAGAATGCAATCCTAACCGTCTATCGTGAACCCTTCGGGATTTACCCGCAGGTGCGCCGGTTCCCGGAAGGTATGTCGCTGTATGATATGCGGCTGGCCTGTGACTTCCTCCCCGATGATTTTGACGAAGGCGGAGCGATC